TAAAACTGTCGGTAAAAGTGATAACCACATTATTTTATATTCCTTATAAGTGTTGAAAGTTCATAGGCTCTAGCAGGAGTTTGTTTAGCCCATCTACTGTCTATCATTTCATCTGCGGCTTTATTGTAATCTTCTTCCTGTAAGCCCTCTATAAACTTTATAAATTTTTTTAATCTTGGCAATCCTAATTGGAACGCCATTTCTATTAATACTGATTCAACCATAGGATCGTATGGTATGTCTTTATCTTCTATTAAATCGTGAGCATTATTAAATGCAATATTATAATCTTCTTCAAATAAATATTCTAATTCTTCTTTAGTATAAATAACACCATCTTCAAATTTATCTTTATCTGTACATAAATGTCCCACGCCAATTGTCCTAAAATTTAAGGTATCTGTATAGACAACTGGCGAAAAACCTTCGTGATTTTTTATTCTTTGTTTAGTATCAATCATTAGAATATAACGATTGCTCCTATTGCTACTACTGCAACTATCCAAAGTGAAACTTTAATTAAAGCTACTTCTCTTACTCTTTTTAGTATTTCCATAATGTACTCCTATTTGATTTTTCGGTATGGGTCGGTGTTTAACCTAACAGCATTTTCAGGCTGTTTATTATCAATAATATCTTCAAGATTTTTTTTTATATAGTGAAGTACATTACCAACAATGCTTTCTTTTGTGTGATCTTCTACGATCTCATCAAAGGTATCTCTATTTTTTAAATTACGAGTTATTGATCTACAATGTGCTTGAGTTTCTCTATCTAGTTTTTGATCATAAGGTTTTAAAGGAACATTTAAATATAGTGGTTTTATCTCATCATTTATTATGCCTAAACCAATAATAGAAAATGCTCTGTGATCATCAATCTGTAATCTTTCAATTCTGCAAGGCATACGATTTGGTGTGCCATCTATATAATTATTTTTTGTCATTTTTTATCGCCTCTCTTTTAAGTTCTAAACAATGAATAGCTTTGTCTATATTTTCAATGGGATCACCTTTTTCTCTTATGACATACTGAATAATATCTCCGTCTATTTTAGAAATATTATTTTGTATAAAAAAATCCATTGGTTGTATTTTAAAGTCTAGGTAGTGTTTACCTGCTACTTGTTTTTTAAAAGCACTCATTAGGGAACGACTTTATTCCATCTTCCACCTTTATTCAAGACCATTGGTAATAAATAAGGTAAGCCCTCAATAATAATTCCTGTACCGATTATAGGTCTGTCTTTAAATAACTTATTGTACTCGTAAGCCAAACTGTCTTTGTCTATTAAACAACCTACTTGCAGTCCCCAATGTAAAGCATTTGGATTACCCCAGTATTGGATATTAAACTTCGTGTGATAATGTCCTTGCACGACATTCATTCCGTACTGTTGACCGAGTTTTAAAATATTAGCAGTCTTTCCGTGACAGAAATATATATCCTGTCCGTTACTTGCTTTAATTACAATATCTTCGTGCCATTTCCAACCCTTACCTACTTGCAAAAACTCATTGTAATCTTTTATAAATGCTTTAGGTAATCCGTGTGTTAGGGCTTTACGAAAAATTAAACTTCCGTGATTAGAATGGACTAAATCCATCTTAGGAAATAACTCCTCAAGTTCGTGGATAGTTTCCAAAGAGTTTCTTAATTCATCACCTGCACTTGCAAGGTCAGGATTTGGACTGTGATACGATATTGCGTGTGAATCAACTTCATCACCAATGTTTAATATGCGTGTCGGTTTGTATTTTTTCTTTATGGCTCTTAAAAAAGCCATCATATCTTGGTGGTGATGTGGTATGTGTTGGTCTGAAATTACGAGAATACATTTCTCCATATTTAACCCTCTATTATAAAATAGTAACTATATCTATTAGTGATTTAACACTATCAGCAAAGACGAAGATAAACATAGCACATAGTATACCTATGACTTTCCAAATGTTCTCAATGCTTTTTTCAATTTTTTCCACACTGGATTGTAGGTGTGTTAAATGATTTGACTCTATCGTTTCAATCCGAGCCTCTAACCTAATAAGAGTTTCGCTATTCTTTTGACTCTGACTCGGCATCAACTTCTTCCCCTTTTAAGTTTTGTATTTCTCTTAAAAGAGATTGATTGTTAAGTTTAAGATTAGTGATTATCATTTCTTTTTCATTAATGATAGCCACTAAGTCTTGTACTGTTTGTTTAAGTTGATCTTCCATTATTACTCCTAGCTTAAAGTTGATACATCAAAGTCAGATTCTACAGTTTCTACAACAGCGTCAGCAGTCCATACTGTGTACTTTTTATTGTACATATCGTCCCAATGTGCAACATCAAATAAACCTAGTATCTCAGACTTAGTGTAACCACTAGGTGCTTTTGATGGCGTGTCTATTTTAACATTACCACTGAATGTGTGTGGGTGTGTAGTCTTGGTGTACTTATATTGTACCGACCATTCGATTACATTCCCGTCAGCATTTTTTTTAGGGATTGCTGATACCCATTCTTTCGTTGCGTCAGATGCGTGTGACATATTATTCTCCTTTTAGAGTGTTTATTTCTTGTTGTAGAGTTGTAACTGTAGCCGACAACTCTTGTACGGCTTTTATTAGTGGTACCACAAATGCTTCTTTAGATAAAGTTTGTGTTCCAGAAGGGTCAGTTTTCCAACCACTAAAATTAATCATATTATTATTGTCTATTGCTGTTTTTACTTCTTGTGCAATTAAACCATCAATAACGGTAGTAGTGTCCATATGATTTACATTAGGATAATACTCTGCCATATCTGTTGGTACATCTTGTGATGCTTTCCAATTAAAAGTTACAGGTCTAAGTTCATTAATAAAATCTAATGATTTCCAACCTACATTGTTTACATTTGTTTTTAATCTTTCGTCAGAACTTCTTGACCAGTTAGCGTCGGAAGTAAAAGTATTTTGCACTACATTACTAGGTTTACCAAATGAAAATCTATCACCGTTTCCAGCAATTTCACTTCCTATAATAATAGCGTTACTGTGAGTAACATCTGCCATTGAACAACTACTACCTATAATTGTATTGCTACTACCAGTAGTTAAACCACTTCCAGCTGAATAACCCATAATAGTATTATGATCTCCTGAAGTAATTGCATCACCAGTATAGTTACCTACAACTACGTTATATTCTCCACCAGCAACAGAGCCACCTAAAGCTGATGTTCCAATTGCTAAGTTATGATTTTCGGTATCTGCATCGTCATAGGCTGTATAACCAATGGCAATAATATGACTGCCTGTTGTATTTTGTTCTGCTGATTGATAACCAATAGCAATACTCTCAGACATACTTGTTGCTGACTTTGCTGATTCTTTGCCTATGGCAACATTATAACCACTTGTTGCTACACCTGATCCCATAGCCTCGTGACCTATCACGACATTTTCTGCTAAAGTTGTAGCGTTTTCAGCGGCATTATATCCTATAATTACATTATCATTACTAGTGGTTAAAGAAGTTCCAGCATTATAACCAACAGCTACGTTATTATCTCCTGAAGTCAAAGCATCTAGAGAGTTATTGCCAACTGCTACATTAAATTCTCCACCATTGATTGCACCACCTAAAGTATTATATCCAATCCCTATATTATCATTCTCTGTATCAAACTGCCACCCAGCTACACCTACCATTGTGTTTCTATCACCTGTAGTGACTGATGAACCAGCATCACCACCTAAAAAAGTATTATGTGTACCCTCAGTTACTGATATTCCAGCAAACCTACCAAAGAAAGCACAATCTACTGCTGTAGTAAGTCCACTTCCAGCTTGATAACCTACTGCCGTATTTCTATCTCCAGTAGTCAAAGCATCGAGTGCATAGTTGCCGATTGCTACATTAAATTCACCACCAGCTATTGAGCCACCGAGAGAAGCAACTCCAATACCTAAGTTATGTGTTTCAGTATCGTGACCATCACCAGCAGAAGCACCCATAAATATATTTCTGTTTCCACTTGTTAAAGAACTACCAGCACCATTTCCTACTAATGTATTATAAAGGTCTCCAGTAGTCATAGCGGCACCAGCGTTATTACCAATAGCAACATTATAAGAAGCACTTGTGCTACCTGACATTGCACCTCTACCTAAAGCTGTGTTTTCAGTGCCTGTATTATTTCCTGAAAGTGATAAATAACCAATAGCTGTATTGTTATCTCCAGTTGTAATTGCGTCTAATGCATTAACACCATAAGCGGTGTTACTTCTAGCAAGGTTATCTGTGCCTGATACATCGTGAGTATATATAGAAGTACTATCATCATCACTATTTAAGTGAAAAGGTATACCATTAATAGTTGTTGCAGTTAATGTTTCAACTTTATCCGAAGTTGCACCAATAGATAAGACCTCTACAAAGGCATCATTGTCTTTATTGCGTATATACAACTTGTTGCCATCTGAATCAAACCACCATTGATTAGGGAAAGTGGTACTGGGTGCTGAATTACCTGCACTATTAGTCGCTAGGGCTTGTAGTGAAGTATTAATTTCAGCCCTAGTATTAGGGAATGTTTGATTCGAAACTGTGAAATCTGCTTGTGTCATTTTGTTCTCCTGTTGTTCTTATAAAGTATTTGTTTTATTTTGGCAAATTAAATGGCTCTGCCTTGCCCTGTTGCAACATAATCAAAGGTTATGTCTTGTGCTGAACCACCTGCATTAGTAAAGGTTACACTAAATCCTGTTGCTGACTTACTTGTAACTGCTGTCTGTATATTCTGTGCCGCATTTTGTGCCATAATAATTACACTTGGCTCTGCAAAAAAAGCGTCAGTAAATGTAACAGCTTTCGTTCCTGCACCACTTGCTATGTTTTGTGCTTTTTCTGTTCGATCCATCATATACAACCTAACTTGTGCGTTATTTACTTTAGGCGATTGAGAACTTACAGCAGAAGTTAATTTTAATTGAAACTTAGCATATCTAAATTCATAATTACCATCTTGAAAAGGTGTAAACCCTGTATAAGTAGAATCATCATCTGATGTTGAGATAAATAACTTAGCGTCCATTTGTGGTGAAGCACCTGCACTATCAAACAATCCTTGTGCTGAATCAAATAATCCTGCGTGTTGGTCAAATGAACTAACTCTATCTAATTGATCTACATTTAAAAATGAAGATACTCT